ACGAAATCGCGGCCGACTCCGTAAGGCGTGCCTACAAGCGTAGACCCGTTATTTGCTCCCGGTTTTCCTCCCGCATCATCGGTCAGCAGTTCTCCGCAGCGCATGGCGAGTCTGACCAGATTTCCAAGCGGGTTGGCGCGGTTAATCTGCGCTGCGGACCCTTTCGGTTGCGACGTTGCGGGATTCCTGTGTACAAGCATCGCTTATGGCGCCGGCGCTCTAGATCGCGGCTTGACCTTCAGCACCCACCCAGAGCTAATCGTCTGCCCGGTGCCATTATTGTGGATGTAGTAGTCGGCCTCGAGCGGCACGTCTTGTGCATACAGCCAAAGCGTTTGCGCGGAAGTTGTGTTGTTAACGACGAAAGAGCCGACGACATATCCCGGCCTGGTAGCTTCGGGGACATCAGTATCTGCCGTGCCGTCAATATTCAACACCCGAGCGTATAGGCTGATAAGCGTTCCTTCCGTCGGGGCTACAGAGTAAGTGACGGTTAGGGCAAATTCAGCATCTGGATAGCTCGACCCATCTGCGACGACACCATACGACGCATCATCGGCCTGTACCAGTGACCCGGTAGCGCATGATGCACCACTTGCTTCAAGCGTTCTTTGCGTCCCAACCTTGACAATCTCTTCGCCGGCCATGTTATGCGGTCCGAATCATCTGTGCGTCATAAGCTGAAATCGTGCCGTCAAAACTCGGAACCGATGGACTTCCTTGCGTTCCTGCCCCGGTGGCCAATGCCATCTCGGCACGGGTGCCGATGCGAGAGATAACCGACTTGACTGTTGCCCATCCGGCGCTTTGCGTTGCGCCGCTTGCGCCGCTCGGGACATTGAGCAGGGCATCCGATAGCCCTGCGCGTGTGGTTGCCTTTGCCGTAGCGATGCGCTCCTTGCCTTGCAGCATGATCTGGAGGTTGATCTGCTTGGCCTGACAGAGTAGCGCGCGATTAGTCCAGAGCGCAGTGCCGTCCGGGGCGTCAATAGGCGTCAAATTTGCCCATACAATCGCGTCAAAAACATCATCTGCGGGCGTATATTGCCGCCAGATGTATTGAGACGTTGGGGCATTCATCCAATCGGCTAGCCCGATGTCGTTTCCTTGCGCGATCAATGCTGACGCGGTTTGATCAGCATCTGCGAGTGATTTCAGCGTAGTGTATTGGGCAGGTGTCATTTTGGTTTCCTGTCGTCAAAGTAAAATTCGTCAAATTCCAGTCGATACGGCGGCTCTGGGTCTTTCTGCCGCATCCGCTCCATGGCGATCCCGAAGAGTATGGCCACGGCGGCGGCGATGCACACGGGGAGCAAGACAATCCACCACAGTTCATGCATCTGCGTGAAAAAGTTAGCGGATATGCTCATGATGTTTTCCGAAATAGTGATCTGCCAGCGCCTGCTCTTTGGTCTCCCATCGCCGCACCGCGATTAGCCGATAGTGGGTAACGACGAACTCGCCGGAGAACACGATCCCAAGATCTTCCTCTGTCCACAGTCTGTTTTTCGGGGGGCGGTATTCGATGCTGCGGTAATAGCGAAAGCCTGTTCGCTCGGAGTACCCGAAGTGCGGAATCAACCCCCAGAATGCGTGAGAGCGACGAATCCACGAGTAGGGGTGGCCCCCCGCTGCCAGCCACAACCACATGGCGACGATCCAACAATTCATGCGTGCGCGTATCGGCATTCATTTTTACACCTTGGTGGCTGCTGAGCGGAATCGGTCGATGGCTTCGACCAGCAGTACGCGACCGTGAGCAAGCTCGTACATGTGGCTTTTCATGATCCGGACAGTTACCTCAAGCTCGTCAACGTCCTCCGGTATCCGCCTCACATACTCCCGCTCATTCTCAAGCAGCGTACTCACCTCTTGCAGGACCGTGTCGAGCAACGTGGTTACGCGAAAGAGATCTACTCGCCCGGTGTCATTCATTGCCGCTAGGGATTGATGTCAGCACGGCTGACGATTACATTGCGCCCGGACTGATAGACGCGCACGCCGTCGAGTTCACAGACAAGCCAGCAGACTTCCTGCGCGCCTTCCGTGCCGACGCCTTTGATGGCGCGGCGCTTGAACATCCTGCCACCGACAAGCGACACTGTTATATCGCCATCTGTGCCGACGTGATTTCCTTCCGCGTCTGTGGTGATTTCATGGACTTTATTCATGCCAATGTCATATTTCATCCCAAGAAAGCGTCAACGTTTCGCTTGGCGTGATTCCACCCGATGCCGTAGTCCCAACGGTCAGCATCATGACGCAGTGATCAGCTTTTTCGCCGGTGCTGGTGTAGGGGCCGGCACCTAGGGTAAGCGGGGATCCGCTGGTGTACGTGAATGCGTCGGCATAGCCCGCCGTCGCGGTGGCTTCTGCCGGCGTGGCATAGGCGGTGACTGCTTTGGCATAGAGTGTAACGCCAGTTCCAAGCCCATTCGCGCCGTCCATATAGACCTTGACGTTGGTGATCTCTGTGTAGGTGCCGCCAGACACGTTCATTCGCAGCCACTTTTCGAACGAGTAGTCGACGCCGGCGCCTGGTTTCACCATGGGATTGCTTGTGTCGACGGTGCTGTTGTCGGCATTCTTGAATCTGATATTCCCGCTCGTCTTGTCCGTCTGTGTTCCACCGGCTCCGTTTTTTTCGACTAGCTGTACTGTTGCGGCCATTGGGTTTCCTTTTTAGGCGTCTTCTTCGATCTGGGTGGCGTGGGCAATGTTTCCTGCCTTGTCGCGAATGATGGTTGTTTCCGTCTTGCGTGCCGGGAGCGTCAATTCGACAGATGCCGGCATCACGGTATTTTCGACGGTGATATTCGGCTGTGCGACATTGACGACCGGAGCAGGATTGGCCGGGGCGTGGTTATCGACTCGTACCGCAGGCGCGGCGACATTGACAACCGGGGCGGGCTGCTCCGGGATGATGTTGTCGACGCGAACATCTGCCGGTGCGACATTGACAATCGGGGCAGCAACATTGATGACGTGGGATGGTTGCTCACGCACCGCCGCAGCAATTGCCGATACGCCAGCTTCGAGCCGCGCCGAGTTCTGCTCTTGGTGCCGTTGCATGATTTCGGCGATTTCACGCTGGTGTTCAATCTCGGCAAGCGCTTTGCCGTTGGCCTGCGTGTCGGCGCTGGCGTCGGCAGTATCAACGGGTGAGACTGGCGGCACGGCGATGACGTCGACTGTTATCCCGAGCGTTTCAAGATGTTTCCGCTCGTCGGCAATCTCGGCGAAGATTTTGTCAGGATCTTCGCCCCTAGCGCGGATGGTTTCGGAAATGCTGGTGATGCCAGCAGAAATTTCCGCACGCGCCGCGTTGACGTCTTTGAGCGGGTCAACCCACTGCCGACGCGGGGGAGTCCACTTGGCCATGGCCGGCGCAGGGGTGCGGATAGCCTTGACGGCGAATGCAGTCTCTGCCCAGCGTTTCCAGATCGGCGCCAACATCATCGGGACCAGCACATGCCACTGGAGCATGTCGACCGTCTTGTAAAATTCAACGAGGCCGGCGCGAATTGAGGAGTAATTCACGTCCGACAGATCGCCAGTCATTTGCTCGTAAGTGATCCCGATGCCCGAGGCGATCGCCCGTAGCTGCGTCTTGGTATATGCGCCGTAATCGCCGCCATTGGCCGGCGCACCGAAGCGGATATCCTGCCCTGGCTTGAGATACTGGATTAGCCCAGCCCCAAGCGTTTCGATCCTGTTCCCGTTGATATCAGTTGTGCCTTCGGAGAGGCTGACGCCATTGTCTTCGGTGGTGACAATCGCCGAGAAACAAGACTCGATTCCCTTGCGGACTAGCTCGGCTTCTTCGTAGTCGTCAAGGTCCCGCATCTTGAGCAGGATGCTGGACATTCGCGGCACGCCGCGAGACTGTCCGGGGCGCAACCGCTCGAAGATATGCAATACCTGATCGGCCGGGATCCGTTTCGATTCCAGCGGCTTCGATCTGTTCGCCACGTCGCCAGGGTGCTGGTTGTGGAGGTGATAGGCAACGCGCTGGCCGATGGCGTTGTATTCAATCCCAGATATCAACCAGCCGCCGCCGTTGACGGCTCCCGTCTTGGTGGCGTCGAGATAGTCCGGCTCAAGCACCTGCAATTGCAGCGGGACAAGTAGCCCATCTTCTGGCCGGCGTTCCCGGTAGCGAATCAGGCATTCGCCAGACTCGAAAACGCAGCGCATAACGAGGGCCTGTAGGCCGTAGAAGTCCAGCATGCCATCGGCGTCGCATTCTGTGGTCCACTGCTCGAATGCTTCCTTCGCGCTGCCAGCCTTGACGGTGATTCCCGTGCCAACCACATTCGCGACGTACACATCACGGGCGCGGCTGGCGTATGGGTTGTCCCGGCACAGTGAGCGGGTGCGATCCCGCAGCTTGACAGCGCTGCTAGCGACTTCGGCATCCGCGCTCGTGGCTCCGGTGATCCAGCCTCCGGTGCGTCGGCCAGTCTTCGCGCCTTCGTAGGCTCGAAGGTTCAGCGAGTCCGCAGCACGGGCGCCGGCGCGCTGTATCGCAGCACGGGCAACCTGGCGTTTCAACCCGGCTTCCGGGCTGAACAGGGTGATCAGTTTGTCGAGTGCGTTCAATTCCGCACCCGCTGAACATAGCTCTGTGTGACCGGCGTCGCGATCGTCGCAGCGGCAATCAAGCCGGCTTCTATTTCGCGCTTGGCCTTTAGCAAATCGCTGATAGAGCGATAGGTGACGCGCCGGTTATCTATTTCGACGGTTAATTCACCCGTCGCGATTGCAGCCTCAATCGCCGCGAGCTGTGTCGTGGTATATGCCATTGTTTCCCGTTATTCCGATGCGCCAGGTACTGCCCGTCGTGATTGTGGCCAATGTGGCGATTGCAAATACACGAAGAATTGCAACTATCGACCTTTACGGATTCGCCAGACAGTCGTTTTGTTGACGCTGAAACGCTTGGCGATTTCCTCGTATGTTCCAACGGCCTCCCGGATTTCTTTTCGCAACATCGGCGAGCGCACGGCAATGTACACTGGCATGCCACCCCAATTCAGGCGCAGTGATCTGTCGATATCGGCGCGCTTGGGCTTGGGGATTGTCACGTGTTCCGAAACAGTGTCGATAACGGACACGATAAAGTCATCTTCTTGCACGGGCGCGAATCCTTTCATTGAGTTCTGCCGCACGGGACGCGAGCAGGTTTGTCGGTACGGATGGCGAATTCTTGCCGCTCGCGGATTCTGAAACAGTTGCGGCAGCCCGCAATTCGAGGTTGATTCCTGACAGGCGTAGGGCTGCCAGAGCGTATTTCCAACAGTCCAAGGCTTCGTTGCGTGGGCGCGTCTGCACCCACTCGGCGTAGGGGCGGGTGCCACGCATCTTCGTCACCAGCTTTTCTGCGGTGAGCTGTGCGAAGTATTCGTCATCAAAGCTGGCATCGCTCGGGAAGTGTATATACGCCGGTCCGGGCGTGATGATCTTCAGGCGGCTGTAGATCAGCGCCTTTGCCTGATCGTCGCCGATTAGATGCACCGTCAATCCCCGCTTGATCTGTCCGCGCAGGCGCTGGCGACGGGCTTTCTCATTTTCAACAATCGGCACGTTCGGCCCGGCCCGACCCTTGACTGCTACGGCCCATCGGCGCGGCTCGCAGAAGGCGTAAACCATGCTGGTGTTGTAGCCGCTGTCTATTGCGACAACTTCCGGCGCCCAGAACCGCAATTCTCCGTCGAGTTGCATCCACACGTCAGGCTGTGCCGTGTCGCCGGGAATGATGATGTGATCCATGGTCCACGCCTC